GGCTTTTAAAGCGCTACAGTGATGTCTCTCAGTATTGACGTGACGAGTCTTCCTTCTATTCCTTCAACTATATATAAGAATGAATCGTCTTCAACAACGTCAACTCTTTCTGGAAAATCTATTGGTAGGAGTGAACAGTACATTTCACCAGATGCAGAAGCATTCAATAAATACATGCTGTCGAAGTCTCCAGAGGATATTGGACCATCTGATTCTGCTTCAAACGATCCACTCACCAGTTTTTCGATTAGATCGAATGCAGTTAAGACAAATGCAGACGCTGGCGTGTCTATGGATTCATCAGCACAATCACGACCTTCAAGTAATGTCGGATGCGATCAAGTGGATTTCTCCTTAAATAAAGGCTTAAAAGTAAAAGCTAATTTGGACTCATCAATATCAATATCTACGGATACTAAAAAGGAGAAATCAAAACAAAACCATAAAAGTAGGAAGCACTACCCAAGAATTGAAGCAGAGTCTGATTCAGATGATTATGTACTGGATGATTCAGATAGTGATGATGGTAAATGTAAGAACTGTAAATATAAGAAGAAATACTTCGCATTAAGAATGAGAATGAAACAAGTCGCAATGCAATTGATTGAAGATTTGTAAGTCTGACCTGGGAACACACTAGGGAGCTCCCCACTCCCGTTTTGTGACC